TTCCACTTACCCCCCCCCGCATTTCTTAGTCGACCCGCATCCGCACGATCCAATGTTACAGTTTTCCATTTTGCGCAACCACCTAGACCACAATCCGGTCCTGGTGGGTTTTCTTTCGGTCCCCAAGCACCCTCCCGACCTGCTTCAGCTCTTTCACAGCCTCCTCCGCCTTCCATCATAATGGGACGACCTAGTTCATCCCAGAGTGGTCGGACAGCTGCAGGACCACAGATCCAGTATGATCAGGAACGCCAGGAATTGCTTCGAACTGTCCTCAAAACAATTTATGTTGCTGAAAAGTTGACCGCATTTGGAAAAATCGCTATAGATGTTGAACAGGCAACCAAGCTTGTTGTGGATGTAGCCACTTATCAAGGTCCAACTCTGTTCCCTATTGATGAATACACCCGAATGAGAGATTATCGAGAGTTTGCTGAAGATCATCAAGTCTTGCCAACCACAAGGCGAGAACAAGGCGTGTTTCATAAGTTGGCCCGCCGTTTGCGTTTGGACCGGGGGAATCAGTTCAGAGCATTTGCTGAGTATGACACTGTTCAGATCATAGCTACTCTTAAGAAATTGGGATATAGCCATGGCTTCCGAGCCGCTGTTTATAATCATATGATCACTAAAGTCATTCGTGATCCAAAGCTCGCTTCTGCAAAAATTTTGAAAGATAATGGCAAGATGCAGGCAGCACTCAAAGCTCGCATCACTCGAACTGTATCCGAATGGAAAGACTCTCAAGGTAATTCTGTGTTTGACCTCCTACGTACCAATCCGGTTGTTTATGAAAATACAGTGATGTATCTCATGAACTGGTTTTCCATCTATGACTACCGAACAAATATTTCTCAACCTGAACCAGAAATAGGTGCCGTCGAGTCGGTTTTTCGGATGGCGGGGCGCGCTGTGAAACCCCTCACTTCTGCGCTCCGGGGCGTTTCCATCTAAAGCAGGGGTTTGTCAATAAAGCTCATCGATGGAATGGTCGTTTCCTCATTGTTCGAGGCCGCCAATTTTTCAATTCCCACCTTCAACTTATCTTCCCTGATCAACACATGTTTGAACCCAATTCTTTTTATTGGACTATTTTTGGTCCAAGTTTCTATCACAAAGGAAGTGGTCTCATGCCAGATGATTTCAATACAGCCCAGGCCCTGAATCGGCTAACTTCGTGTCGTGAGGCACATCGAGTTGGTTATTGTGAAAAACTCTTTCGAATGCAGCGTCAGGCAATTCGCTCTCCCCAAATTCAAGCCATCTACGATTTATTCCGAGAAACCTATCGCTGGGATCTTGAAAATTATCGTGGAAAGTATGAAGAGATGGAAGCCCATTACCAAGATGCCCACAAAATGAAAAAATTGCGCATTCAGGCACGTAACGAATTGCTGTTTTTTGGCACCGTTGCTGATCCATGTTACGTTCAAGAAATTCAGGCCACCTTCAAAATTGAAATCTGTAAACCCAATAAATATGGTCGTCTCTATGCCAATCTTGGCATATACTCTAGTCTCCAAGGTGCAACACTCACATCCATGCTCAAAGAAGTGCTCGCCGCCAACGTGATCAATGTCCACGGCGGAACAATTATTTTTGTCAAATCTCCAAGCACTCAGAAACTTCGCCAAGCTTTCCATCATCTTATTGACCCACCAGGTCGATTTTATGCCGTTGTCTTTAGTGATGACAGTTGTTTAAGCGTTCGCACAGCCACTGGTGTTCAGAGGTTTAATCTGGATATCAGTAGTTGTGATTTGTCCCATGGGGCAGTAATGTTTGAACAATTCATAAAGTTGATGCCTGCTTGGCTGCAAGAAGAAGTCGATCTCCTCGTAGAACAATGCCGACAAAATGTGGTCGTTCGATCACGAGCCAATCCCAAAAACAAAGTCATTCTTCACCCAGTTGATCCCTTTCTCCCTTCCGGGAGTGTTCTAACCACCATATTTAATACCATTAATGTCATGATAATCATCTCCCACATCATGTCTGTTGAATTCCTTGGCGGTGACACCATCATTCAACAATCTGAGCAAGTTGGCTACATCATGACGGTTGAAGATGCTAGTGCCCACATTGAGCAACTTCAGTTTCTCAAACACTCACCATGTATGGACGCAGATGGGGA